AACTGCTTCAGCCGTATCAACTCGTATAAAAAAGATAGAGGCTTCCGAACTGTTGCCTCTTGTACGGGAAGCAGGAATAAGAATAGAAGTTCATGGACATCGTAAAAATTCTATGGGAAAATGGGTCATAAGAGTTGTTGACCTTTCATAGGATTTTTATGGAAAACTGGGTTTCTGTTTCTGGCTATCCAAATTACGCCGTCTCTGACAAAGGCAGGGTAAAACGGATTGAACACATCGCGCATCATTCACGCTACGGTCGAAGGTTTTTGCAGGAGAGATTGCTAAATCCTAGAAGAAATCATGACGGTTACATGCGAACAAGAATCGGAGGAAGCGCGAGATTTGTCCATGTTCTTGTTTTAGAGAGTTTTGTTGGGCCAAGGCCCGAAGGTATGCAGGCGTGTCATAACAATGGAGACCCTTCAGACAATAGACTTGAAAACCTTAGATGGGACACCCCCAAAAACAATGTCAAAGACAGGAAATCCCACGGGACTTATCAATGGTTGGGAAGAAATCCGAATAGCAACTACACTGATGATGTCTATAAAAAAATCATCGAATCTGACGAGCCTACGTCGGTTTTGTGCAAGAAGTTAAACGTCTCATACGGATCTGTTTACAGTATTCGTCGAAGACGCAAAGAACACCCAGTCTGAGGGGCACTGCCGCAAGGCAGGAGTTAGGACGCTGCTAGCAGACCAGCGATCAGACAGTCTGCCTTCACCTAACTTTTAAAGGAAAAACATGAGTAATCCACACATCCTGATTGCAACTCCTATGTACGGAGGCATGTGTACAGGCTACTACACGCAAAGCATGGTCGGTGTAGGCCCGTATATGAAGGAAAACAACGTAGACATCAGCATCACCATGATGTTTAACGAATCCCTCATCCAGCGAGGCAGAAATGCGCTTGTAAACCAGTTTATGCACAACACCCAGTGCACTCACCTGATGTTTATAGACGCAGACATCAGATTCAGCCCCGTAGACATCCTAAAAATGCTCCAGGCTGACAAAGAAGTCATCTGCGGTATCTATCCCAAGAAAGAGATCAACTGGGCTTCTGTAGAGGCTGCTGTGCACCGTGGAGTGCCTACAAATGAGTTGACCAACCACACAGGTGCGATGGTTATCAATTTAAAAGACTATGCAGGTGAGGTAACAGTGCCTGTAGACCAGCCGCTAGAGATCTGGAATGGCGGTACAGGGTTTATGCTGATAAAGCGTGAAGTGTTTGAGAAAATGAAGGATCACGTTGACAGCTACATCAACAACGTGAAGGTACTCAACACTGAGCAGCAAGCTGAGCGTATTTACGAGTATTTCCCCGTCTTTATTGACGAGCATGAGTTGCTGCTGTCTGAGGATTTTGGGTTCTGCAAGAAAGCACGAGATCTCGGAATTAAGATCTGGGCAGCACCGTGGGTCAAGTTAGGCCACTTCGGGACTTACCTGTTTGAAGGCGGCCTGCTACCAGCAGCTTAACGCTTAGCGGTCTTAGCAGCTCTCTTGAAAGCCCTGGCAGTGGGATAACCTTTCTGTCCGGGCTTTTTTGCAGGTAAACCCGCTTTTCTGCGCTTGTTAATGTTGTAGTACAAGCCACGTTTTGCTTTAGGTGTCTTTTTCATCTGCATCCCCAACGTCTACGAGCGGCTTTACCCCGCTCTCCCTTCCAAGACTTAGACCGAGCACAGAAAGACTTGTGTCTCGGGCCTGATTTCTGAGGGGCTTTCAGTTTAGAGCCTGTTGCCTTGTTGTACTTGGCACGGCCTTTAGCAGTTAAGCCCCCGCCTTTAGAAACAGACAGTTTCTCACCCCTGCCAACAGATAAGTTAGGCTTTTTTGCCATGTTTGCTCCAAAAACCCGTTTTTTCTTGTCGCGGGGCAGCTTAATGCTTTTTATAGAATTTAGGCCAAGAACAACTCAGATTCTGCTTGGCGGCGTGTCACCAACCCTTGCAAAACGTGTCCAGCAGCCTTATTCCACTCTTTAAACTGCTCAGCAGCACCGTCATAGTCACCCTCATTCAACTTCTTCAACAGAGTACTGCTTTTTAGGTTGCCCATACCCACGTTGTAAGCGAAGCTGCACAGAGCTGCCTTCTGGTTATCGTTGATCTCAACATGCACAACAGAGTCAATCCTGTCGCCCAGTGTATGCAAGCGGTTAGACAGGTCGGTGTCTGCCTGCTCTTGTGACCACACAACACCAGGATGGATGTCTGGGCCTGTAGCACCGTAGCCGATAGTCCAGGGATCACCGCCAGTGCCGGGATCTGGGTAGGCTTCTAGCTTACAGCCTTCGTGACGCTTAATCTCTTCAGTAGCAATGTTTAACCAGCTCATTGTTTAGGCTCCAGTAGTGAGTTGTAGGATGCGATACAGGCGTTCAGTTTTTCGATGGCGTTGTCGCCTCGTTCTGTGAGGGAGACAAGAGCTTGAGCAGCTCCTGGGTCAATGTTGCAGCTTCCGGCGTTATTTGCTTCGGCAGAGGAGGTATTGCTGGACACTGTGCCACCACAGGAACCGGCGATTGACAGCTTAACAGCGCCAGAGGCAATGTTGCGATTAAGATCTTTTGCAGCTTGCTGAGCTTTTGCTTGCGCGGCTTCCAAATCGCTAGAAATGTGGGCAATGCTTGCGTTTCGTTCATCTGTGACCTCCTGAGCATGTTTGTTTGCAGCGTCGAGGGCAGCTTTTGCCACCGCACGTTCCTCTTCTATACCTTTTTGAGCATAACCATAGCCACCAAAAGCACTGGCTAAGCAAATACTGAATAGCGCAACCCAGAAATAGGGATTAAGTAGCATTTGTCTTTGCTCCGTCAGCAGTTCTTTCCTGTGTCTTACCCCACGAGCTTACACCCAGCACAGCACCCATAGCTAAGTGAAATAACCCACCGTTTTGCAACGTCATCGGTTGCCACTCACGGTAAGCATCATTAACCGCTTGTGTTTCAAATTGTTGAACATAGAAGTACAAGCAAGGGCCAAGCACAAAGTCAAACAAGCAAATAAAGCAGTAGGTGAATCCCATCAAGCCCCGCCAGTGGCGTGACATGAACGACTCAGGCCGCTTAACCCTTGCGCTTGTAGCCATGATGCTGTTCTTTCTTTGCCGTGTCCACTATGTCAGTCACAACATAGTAGCCACCAGCGAATAAGACGATTAACAGAACAATAGCAAGAGCAACTATCAAGAACTCCTCTTGCTCTTCCTTTTGTTTCTTAGCCCTGTCTTCAGCAGCTTGGGCAGCATACTTGTCTGCCTTGTCCATCTGACCAGCACGCTCTTTAATCTTGTTCCAGACATCCACCTTGCCAGCCTGCATAAATAGCATCTGGAGTTCATTCTCAAACTGCTTAGTCTGCTCCAGCGCCATCTCAATCTGGATGGCTGTACCCATGTTAGAGGCTTTACCGGAGTCTTTAGCTTCTTTGACCGCCTGGACTGCGTTTGTCTTAGCGTCGAAATACTTGCCCAGAACAGGGCCGAGAGATCCTACGTCGTCAACCGTCTGGCTGACTTTCTTAACCAGCTTAACAGCCGACTGGATCGCTGCTAGGGCGGTTAGGGGATCAATCATGTTACCCCCGATTAAACATGCCGTGGGCTAGAGAACCAACAATGCCAGAAAGCACAGAAGCGATAGACATGCCCACCCAGAAACCGCCCTTGGACTTGTTTGCCATCTCAAGGAGCTGTTTGATGTCACTTTGCATGGAAGAGACTTGGGTTTCAAGTGCATCTACCTTTGCTATAAGCTGACCATATTGGATAGGGTCTATCTCTGCCATTTACATACCTTCACCTGGGCAGACGTAGACAGCAGGTGTGCCAGCAGAGCCAATAACACGCACGTAAACCGTTTGTGTGGGGCTGGTCTGCAAAGAGCTAATCACCTGATAGCCAAACGCAGGAACAGGGTAAACCGCAGTACCAGCAGCGTTAGGCACAGCAGCGTTAGCAGTAGCAGACGTTGAAATAGAGACAAAAGCCGTGTTAACGGTGTCGCTGTTAATCAACGAGTATTGCTGGCAAGGAGAATTAGCAGCGATAGCAACTGCGTTTGATTGAGTACCTGCTGTGGCTTGTTGCACCAAGTAGGTGTTGCCCATCGGTTGAAATGCGCCATTAAGTGCCATCAGTAAACTCCTCTTCCACCACCACGGGTAGGACTCTTCTTCGTGTTGAGCGGCTCATCACCGGAGAAATCAAACACAGAGCGATAGCCACCTTTAGGCAGCATACCTGGTTGCCAGCTCACCTGACCTGGGGAGCCATCACGGGGCAACTGAGGGCGAACAGACTTAGCAATCTGCTGATTGTGCTCATGAGGACGCTGATGGTCAGAGTTACGCATATGGTTGTTCTCATATGCGTCGCTAGGGCTATACGGATTGATTTTGTTGCTCACTTGGTTTCTCCTTCGCTCGTCCGAGAGCGTAACCGAAAATTGTGAAAATTACTAGCGTTACAACTCGCTCCCACTCCGGCCCTGACATCGCCCAGCAAGCTAGGCCGCAACCCATAAGTAGCGTCAGAATAGTAATCAAGCGATCTGATATGACCTCTAACGCTAGGCGAATAGTCTTCAGAATAGATGCGTCCATATGTACCCTCTTTAAAAGTTAAGGGGTTCATGGTATCACTTATCGTCTTCATCGTCATCTAGTCCCATAAAGCCAGCGCCCCACTCATCGTCCTGCATCTTGAGCTTGAGTTGCTCCAGCTTCAGGGCGCGGTCAAGAATCTTTGTCTTGTCCGTCAAAGACGCTTCAGGATCATTCATAGTCTGAGTCAGCAAGGTAGCGATAGCGTCCTCCAGCTCAGAACTGATGCCTTTGTCTTTAGGTTTCTTAGCCATGTTTACTCCTACTGATCTGTCCCTGCAATCACACCACCGGCTGCACGACTTGGTTTAATTGCGTTTAACATTTCTGATTGAACTGGTTGAGGCAATTTGCTCAACAAATCGTCCAACCCCTTAGCAGACTTGGCGGCTTCAGTAATTTGCTTCATAGCCGACTTGCTGACATTGCCTTCCACCTTGTTAAGTATTTCAGGTAAACCTGCCGCTTTATAACCGAACACCGTTTTTGTCAGCTTGGGGACAATCCCCATTTTTGTTCCAAGAATGTCAGCCAATCTTGTTTGACCAGCGCCTGCTTGAGAAGTAATAGCCTCTTCTCTGCCTATTTCTTTCGCCACACCACCAAGTTGATTCAACGCATTGGCGCTCATCTCGGTAAACAAATTGTATTTACCAGGCCCAAACACCTTTTCAATTTCTTGGGGATCGTTGCCCTCAACAAGCTCTTTAAACTTCTTAGGACTGCTTTTGTAGACATCTAAGAGTTTTGCCCCCATCTCTTTTTGAGCAATAGTTTGAGAGCCTTTAGCGTAATCTTCTAAGTACTGACGATAACCAGTGCCGCCAGCCGACTCTATAGCGTCAACAATAGCGGGACGGACAGAATCTAATACTTTGGCAGCAAACCGCTTTTGAGCACGCAAATCGTCTTTAAACAAGTCTTTAGCAACTTGATTGACTGAGTTCTTTCGTATGCTGTCAAGGGCAAAAGCATCAATTACACCGCCGCCATTTGTCCACTTACGAACATCTCCCGCAACTCTAGTAAGTGCTCTCTCTAAATCTTTATTGCCCGCTATAGACGGATCTTTTGCTTTTGAAGCAATAGCTTGAACAACAGAATCAGATGTCAGAGGTCTTAATCCGTGAGCAGCTAAACTTTCTTCCGCAGCACGAGAGAATCGACCAGCCTCACCAAACCTTAAAGAAGCCTCTGCCGCTTGATCGGCAAACTGATCTGCTTTTTTAGCCAAGTCCCCAGCATAGGTATAGCGTTCAGCCCATTGAGAAGGCAGCTCCCTATACGGCGCAGGGAAACCTGCTCGTGTGTCGCCCATGTAAGTTGGAGACCACAAAGGCGATTTTTTCGTAGCTCGTTCACCGGCTGCAACCATACGACGAACGTCTTGAACTTTATTGGTGGCGGCTTGTTCCATCCGGCCAGCTTCAGCGCCAAACTTGGGTTTTAATTTGCCAGCAGTATTGGCTGCGTTTAGTTCAATTTTTAGCTTGGGAATAAGTGTCTCGTTAAGCTGCTTTTTCATTTCTTCCTGAGCAGCACGAGCTTCAGTTTGATTAGAGCCACCGGCAATGCGCTCTAATGTCTGCAATCGCTTAGCTTCTTGATCGCCAAACATTTTGGTAAAGAACTCAGGATCATGTGCCTCGGCGCGTTTCAGCAATGCTTGAGCTGTAGGCGCGTTGATCTCTGACAAAGCCTGACCAGCAGATATTTCTCCTGATGCTCTTTTAAGAGCCTCTCTAGCTTGCTGCAAATTAGGGCCAAGAGCTTCCCCCGCAATTTTTGCTGCTTTAGGCGTCTTAAAATAATCAACGACAGATGATCCTAGTTTTCCTGCGCCAGATAGAAACTCTGGCAATGCCCGACCACCAGCCTCATAAGTTGCGCCGGTTAATACATTTTTAATAGGCTCAGAGACGTTTTGCATACCTTGACGGGGCTTTTCGTACCCCAAGGCTTGCTTGCCCAATTGCAGGGCTTCTTTGGTCATCCCATATCCCAACCCTGCCCCGCCCACGGTTCCTAGCGGCCCTAATGCGCTACCAAGCATAGCCCCGCCAGCAGTACCCAGCGCCTCTGCCGTTGGTTCTACAAACTCAAACGCTTTTTCACCAAAACTTTTTCCGGCAGGTTTGCTTTCAGACGAAGACGTTTTTAACTTCTTTAATCCGTCGGTGCTAACCTTGCTCAAGTCGTTAGACTTAAGCGCTTGAAGGTCATCTGTGCTGAGTTGAGACAAATCCATTATTTGATCCCTCTTCTTGCAAGCTCGGCATCAATGTCGCTTACTGATGGCACATTAAATCCTGGGGAGGTTTGTTGAGGCTCAGAAACAGATTTTCTTTTTTGTGTTTTCAAGGCATGAACGACGTCATCAATTTGATCGTCGTCTAGTCTAGCCCCACGCAATCTTGACCTTAATTCTTCTTGACGACTATTCAAGAGGTTTAAATATCCTTGTTTCTCATAATTGGTTGGGTCTAACGCCCCGCCAGCCTGCTTAACAACAGAAACCAAAAGACGACCTCCAGCAATTTCACGCTCAGCCGTGTACGCAGCAAACAGAGCTTCTTTTTGAGCTACTGCGTTTTTAGCTGTAGGACTAATTTCACCGTCAATGATGCGGCGCATTTCGTCATCGGTAATTTCGTGATTGTTGTCGCCTATGGACGCCATCTTTTCTCGAATAGGAGCTAATTTGGCAATAACCCCAGTTTTGACATCAGGGTCTTTAAACAGATTTATAACTTGACCAAGTTGATTCACGCCTTGGGCGGCGTCAACAATAGACTTGTCTGTCTTCTCATTCCCAGAAGACGCACCAATCACAGAGTTCAAGAAAGCTGTCGATCCCAAAGATGGGGTTGGTTTACTTGCAGATGGTAGTTTGCTGAAACCTTCAGAGCCTTCGATTTTGACGACCTTGTTGTCAGGCGTAACACGGTACATAGCCCCGTCTTTACCCTGGAAGATCTCACCCTTACCGAGTTGAGCTTGCGTCCTTATCTTTTCTCTTTCAAGTGCGTTAGCGTGCTCAATCTCTTTTAATTTTTTCTGTTGTTGGAATTGTTTTTCTCTGTCTTGCTCTTTTTCAACAAACTTCAGAGCCTCATTCATGCCTTTTTGAGACTCATCAATCAGTTTAGCCGCTTCAACAATACGCCCTTGGTTTGTCAACGCTTTCACAATGTCACTGCCCGACTTTACCGCTGCCATGTGAGCAGCTTGTTGACCGGCACGAGCATCTGTGGCAGACAGCTTAACGGCGTCCATCATCTCTTGACGCAACTCTGCATGTTTGGCCTGCATCGCTTTGAAGTTGCGCTCGAACTCGTCTTTTTCTTTCTTGTAGATGTCTTCACGACCTTTGTTATGGCCTTCCAACATGCCGTTCATCGCCGCCATAGACAACTGAGCGTTCTGCTTGCCACGACCACCGATAAGCATACCCATCGTATTTACCAAGCCAAACAAGATAGCCATATCCTGAGCGTTTTCCTTGCTAGGAACAAACGCAGGCAAAGGGTTTTCTTCCATTCCCTTGTGGTATTTGTCTAAAGCAGCGCGAACGCCAGAAGCCTCCATTTGTGCCCCAGTCAAGCCCGCTTGTGCTTCCAGCTCACTTTGTCGCTGTTTAGCCGACTCAACTTCACCTAAAGCAGCAACATTCTTCTCTGCCAAGTTTGCTTTTTGAGTCAGGTAAGGCGTCTGAAAAGACGTAATATCTTTAACAGTTAGCGGCTTTTTTGCGTCAATTGTAGGAGGCGTAACCGACGACAACTCAGCAATGCTTTGATCTTGTTGCGGTGTTTCTACAGTCTGTTCAGCCATCTTACTGTCCTGTTGGTGTTTGTGGTTGACCTGTTAATACGCCAGTAACAGTCCTAGCAACATTACCCATATAGGCGTTAGTAAGTTGTTGAGCGTATTGATCGGCCTGCACCCCCGCTTTGATAGCGCCTTGAGCAATACTGTCGCCAATACCGGATAACTGCAAAGCATACTGCTGTTGAGAAGCAAGCAATTGATTTGTAAGGTTGGCAATCTGTGTCTGCATTTGTGCAGAACCCACACCACCCCTAGCTTGCAATTGTTGCGCCATTTGAGCTTGTGCTGCTTGTAGAGCTTGCTGGTTAGCGGGAGTCAATGTTCCAGAAGCCGTTTGAGCTTGCAATTGAGCCGCTTGCTGTTGATACGGCGCAGCCATCTGCTTCAACTGATTGGCTGCTTCTTGTCCCTGGGCTTGTGCTCTACGGGCTTGATTAGCGCCATACAAGGCCTGCAAACCGCCCATACCTAAACCAAGCAAGTTTTTAGGTTGAGACAAATAATCTGTAAGACCTTGTGTAGGCTTGGTTGGAGCTTGTTGAGGTTGAGCGGCAGCGTTCTCAGCAAGGATCTCAGACTTTCTAAAGTTTTCCTGAGGTGTGTTCTGATCTATACCCACTGGGCTTGCGGCTTGATATTGCGTAGCTGGAGCACCAGCCGTAGGAACAGGAGGAGGGCGAACTTCAGCCGCACTTGCTGTTTGTTGAGACTCACCAAAAATAGGCAAGCTACGCACGGAATCAAACGGTGAAAGAGCTTGTCCACCAATGTTAGTTGGCTGTACTTCTCTGTCAGGAATTGGGCCACCAACAACCGGCGCACTTGTATAGTCAGCGTTTGCCGCACCTGTTGCTATGTTGGTAGGCTGGAGGTCAAACCCTTCTGTATCGTCGTAGCTCTTAATGCCGGTGTCTTCCACCTCTTTGCCGCTACCGCCGTGCCGCTTTAGGAGAGCAGCCTCTCTGTCGTTGATAAACGCCAGTTTCTCTCCCGGAGGAGCTTTCTTCTGTAACAGGGCCGCTAGCTTTTTAGCACTGCTGCCGATTCCGGTGATGCTGCTGAGATGTGTTGCCATTATTCCAATCCTAGAGCGTCACGCAGACGCAAAGATGACTCGTTCCATACGCTTCTACGGGGTTTACCAGTCTCTAGTGATTGTATTTCACCGCCTTCACCGCCACTTGTCAACCCTTGTGTTGTGCCAGTCATTGTCTGCGGAACCACCCCTAAAGCCCGAGCTAACGAGGCTGTTTTGCTAGGCCCGGACGTAATTGACAACGGAATGTTAGACAATTCTGGTGCTTGGACGTTAGCAACCTGACTGGAATCCACCGTTTGGGGGATAAATTCTGGTGTGGTGTTGGCTGTAGGTATATCTTTAGAGTCAGTAACAACCACATTGTCTTTAGCAACAGGTATCTCTCTGGGAGCCACAACGTCGATATTGCCGTAGTTCTTGATGGCTGTATCAGCAGTTGGGATCTCTTTAGGGGCAACAACGTCAACACTAGCCAAGCCGGGAGTGGCAGAAGCCCCAGCAATAGAAGGCTGAGAAGTTGGTATTTCTCTCTTGTCTGTAACGACAACAGTTCCAGCATCTTGAACACTGGTCGGCGTTGTGCCTGTAACAGCAGTAGGAACGTCTCTGCTTCCCACAACTTCTACCGTGCCAGCACTGGGAGTAGGCTTGCTAGAACTTATCAAATCAAGAATAGCCTGATCTGTAGTCGGAATGTTCTGTCTTGTGTCAACCACTTCTACGTTTTGCAAAGGAGGTGTATCACCACCGGCAATAGCAGACGATGTGGGAGGTACTAGAGGGCCAGCAACAGAGCCCGGCGTTGACGGAGTGACAGCACCTGATGGCTGCACGACAGGAACTTCTTTCTCTCCTACAACCTCAACAGTCTGGCCTGGAGTAGTGCCGCTAGCAGGAGATGCCCCAGTAATGGCAGAAGGCGTGTTTGCTACAGAAGGAACAACTGTACCGCCGCTAGGGGTTATGTAATTGCCAGCGGGGTCAACGACAGGTATTCCTTTTGTATCAACAATAACAACTTCACCTGAAGGCGTAACAGTAGTAGGCGCTCCAGTAATAGCAGGGGGTGGAGGTGGGGGAGCTGGTTCTGCCGTAGACGTTACCGGCGCTTCTGGCGTTGTCGTCGGTATCTCTTTAGGAGCAGTTACTTCAACTGTCTCCGGTGTCGTCACAGGAGCCGGAGCTGGCGTAGGAGGAATAATTCCGGCTTGCTGCAAGATTGCCGTGGTGTTTGATGTCGCAACGGGAACATCAGGTTCTTTAGGGGAAGTCACCTCAACAGTCTCAGGCGCAGGAGCTGGGGCTGGGGCTGGGGCTGGAGCCGGAACTGGCGAGGGGGCAGGTGCTGGAGTTATGCCAGATTGAGCCAAGATAGCAGCATTATTTGCATCTGCAACAGGCACAGTAGCATCTTTAGCCGCTGTTACCGTTACGTTCTCCGGAGGCGTAACAGGTGTAACGGGTGGCGTTACAGGTGCAGCATTGTTAAGACCAATCTGATTTATCAGGGCAGCAGTATTGTTAGCAACCGCTACGTTTGCGTCTTTAGCCCCCGTAACAGTGACGTTAGGCTGTGTAGGAGTGCTGGGCGTTGTTGTGGCAACAGGAACAACAGCGTCTTTAGTGCCAGTAACAGCGACGTTGGCATCTGGTGTGCTTGCTGGTGTAGCCGCTGCGTTATAGGCCGTACCATCCTGATTTATAGGATTGCCTTTAGCGTCGGAGAACCCTGTAGGGCTGCTGTCATCACGAATAGGGCCAGTAGATGCAACACCAGTACCAGGAGGCAACTGAGGGCTATCTGCACCTGGTTCCACTTGTGTTGTGGCTGTGTAAGGAGATGCTTGTGCAACGGGTTTAGCCAAAGAATCCCCAAGTTGCTGACCAGCACTTACCAAAGTGCTGACAATGTTTCCAGTGCCCAGCGCAGTACCCAACACAGAGGCAATAGCTTGACCTTGCTGAGTAGTAACAGCATCATTGCTGGACAAACCTGCTCCGACAGCACCGCCGACAGCCGCACCTTCAGCGGCTTTGACAATCTCATCTGTGCTTTTTCCTTGTGCGGCGGCAGTTGCAGCAGATGCGCCAGCACTTGTAATCATAGAAGCCGTGGTATTTGCTACAGCAGCGGCAACATCTGCGTTTTGCAAAGCGCCACTTAATGCTTGCACAGCGGGTTGAGAGCCTGTGTTGACCAACAAGTTAACGCCTGCGCTCTCTATCGCTTTTTCAATAGGAACGCCTTGGGCTGTTTGGATAGCAACACTGGCAGCAGCAGAGCCAACAGCAGCAGCTTGTGCCGCAGTTAATGTAGCGACACCTTCAGCCGTGGTAGTCGCCGCCATGATAGAAGGGGCTAATGCCTCACCGATACCAGGCAAAGCAATAGCAGCGGCTATTTGAATTACAGGGCTAGAAGCTACATTTTTAAGGGTAGCCCCTAGTCCCCCTCCATCTGCTTTTGCTTGGTAAGTTACGGCTCCAGTAGACGGGTCAAAAGAATAGACTTGACCATTCAGAGAGGCAGCGCCAGTTACTTGACCCTGTGCGTTGTATTGAGTGCCATCTGCGCCGCTATAACCAGTAATTTGAGGCGTACCAAAATAAGAGCTTTGACCGCTATAAATTGGCGTTAATGCGGCTTGAGTGTTGTATCCCATCGCGGGCTGTTGAGCCGCAGCCATTTGATCTGGCGTCAGGTTTGATAAACCTAAACTTGCAGCGGTTACAGTTGCTGGAGATTGAGGTGCGGGAGCTGGTGTTGGCGCAGGGGCAGGCGCAGGTGCGGGAGCAGCGACAGGAGCGACTGTAGGCGTTGTGGCAGCCCCGACATTAGAATCTCCAAAATCATCGGAAGCTAATTTTCTACTGGTAATTGTTGGCATTACGTTACTCCTAGTGCTGCTGCTATCTGTTCGTGTATCGTCTGGTGAACGCCTATCCAGTCGTAGAAGTCGTCTTCAACATTAAAGTCTGCGTCTAACAACTGGAACGGATTATCCAGCCCCAAAATCTTAGCTACAGCCTCATGCTGCTGGTTATGTAGCAACAACCAGTCATCCAAGTTCTTAGGGTCTGCGTCGAACAAGGGGTAATCTGGGGTCGCCTGTCCCCGACGCATCATTGTTTCATAAAACACCCTGTGCTGTATAGCGTTGTGAAACAAAAACTCCTGTAATCCGTCTATATCCCCAAACTCAACATAAGCCAAAGCATCTAGGTTAATCCCTGCTGTGCCGTACCCCTGTGCTAAGTTGTCAGGCGTCTTAATGATGTGCTCTGGAACACTGACAAACATGCTCCAGGTATCGTTACCCTCTTGTAGCGGGGCATTGATACCGATAACAGAGACAATGTTGCCTGCAAATACGTCAGCACCGTCCGTATCATTGCTGCTGATAGAGATGAGGATGCTCTCAGTGCCTGCAAAGACATCCGCACCGTCGGTGTAGTTGAGCCTGCCAGCAACGGTAGGCCCACCCAGCGCCGCTAGCGTGTCTGCACCATCTGTATAGGTAAGTGACGCAGAAATGGAGCTGGTAACAACGGCAGACAGGACATCTGCACCGTCTGTATATGCAAGTACAGCGGCTGCGACAGGGGTCAGGTTTCCTGCAAAAGTATCTGCACCGTCCGTGTAACTTAAAGATGCAGCAACAAGTGGGTTTAGAGCACCTACAAAAGTGTCTGCACCATCTGTTGTAGATATAGAGATACTTGCTACGGGGGTTAACTGACCAGCAAAGGTATCTGCACCATCTGTGTACGTTAGAGATGCGCTAATAATCGGGCCTGCACGACCCGTGAACGTGTCTGCACCATCCGTGTACGCTAGGCTAGCACTGGCTACAGGAGAGAAATTGCCAGCAAACGTGTCTGCCCCGTCTGTGTAAGTCAGACTCGGGGTTGGATTAGGGTTTACGTTGACCTGGACTGTGTTTGTCCAAGCAACAAGGGCAGAGCTGTTATTCGTCCACGTTACTGTGGCAGAACTGTTGTTTATCCAGCCAATAACATAGGATATAGGCTTGGCTGAGCCTAGTAGGTCTGCACCTTCAGTAACCGCAACTGAGATTGACGGGCCAGCCATCTATAGACCCGCCCTTTCATCAAGCACCGTAGGCTGTGACCGTGATGCTGGTTATCGTACAGGTCTGACCAGACGCTATGTTGGTATTAGTAAGAATCATGTCAGCACCAGATGTCCCGCAAGTGCCCTGCACCACAGAGTTGTTGGTTGTTGCTGTAGCGGGATAAATGCGGAAGTAGCCAGCAGTGCCTGTGCCAGCAGCGGTAGCGTTGGCAATAGCATTAGCGTACAAAATACCGTAGTCAGCCGTAACAGTAAGACCTGTAGGCGTACCAGCAGTGGTAGTCACACCTGAGCCGCCCTGCACTGTAGACAGCGTAGCGGTAGTCGTGCCGTTGGTAGCAACAATAAAGTAAGTTGTACCGCTGACATAACCAGAAATACTGCCTGTGCCGCCAAATGTGCCTGTGATGGTCACGCCCATACCAACAGCTAAGTTAGCAGCGCCACCAGGAAGGGTAAATGAGATCTGACCAGCAGTGCCTGTGATAACAAAGCTGGACATGGCGACAGAAGCGTAACCAAAACTTGTTGCGTTACCTGTGAAGGTGACAAGCAAAGTACCTGTATCAGATGCGCCGCAGTTTGAGGGTACTGAGCCTGTGAACAACTTGATGTTACAACTTGTCCCAATGTCGCTATTCAACTGCGACATCGCATTTGTTCTGTGAACAATGGAATACTGAATAGCCATCGGGTGCTCCTAATTAGGCGGTAGGTTCAGCAGGAGTGTCAGTAGCAGGAGCAGCTTCTGTAGGTTGCTGCAAAGCCTGAATTTGTGGCACTGCTTGCTTTTCCAGCTTGGTGAGCAGGTCGTGTACCAACTTGTGTGGCAGCTCACGAAGTGCGCTAGCAATCAAGTTGACTTCTTCAATCGTGTGATTAAGGTTAATCATGTTTATCCTCGGTGATACCCGATATTGGGCATCATGATTGTACTTAAGCAGTTACCCAAGGCAATGGTGGTTGAACCGTTGCGGGGTTAATTTGTGATGCAAGGTTGGCGTTGATAGCAGCCTCAGTAGCTTCTTGATTAACTCCATTAGACCAGCACCAGCCGACCACTTGGGATTGGGTCAGTTGAGCAAATGGGGTGAACGAGCCGCCAGCAGCAGGCTCAGGGAACGAGCAAGTGCCGTAAATAGAGTTGGTGAACGTCACAGGGGGTGTGGCAGTATTTGCCTCAGTGCCCGTGCAGCGCCAGCCGCAGGTCAGAACGACCTCGCTGTGGCCGTTGATGGTTTGGGTGGATGTGTCCATCCAGTCGATTGTCCAGTTGATGGTAGCTGACATGATTAGCCTTTCTGAGTTTCAAGTTGTGCGACACGAGCGCGGAGGGATTGGATTTCTTTGACCAGCATGGGGACAAGTTTAGAGTAGTCCACACTCATCATTTCTTCTGGGTCTGCTGGTTGGTGTACGGCTTCTGGAGCAACTGTTACAAGTTCTTGGGCCACAAAACCATAACGCTGGTGTGAACCGTCTGCTTTCCAATCAAACTGACGAACTTGCAAAGCATCCACCAAAGTAGAGGCTGAGTCAGAGTCAACAATGTTTTCTTTCAAGCGTTGGTCAGAAGATGTGTTGTAATAAGTTACTGTTCCATTTGTAGAAATAGAGCCAGTACCCGAACCAGCAACAGTAAAAATGTCGTAATAATATGAGCTAGTGGCAAGATTGGTTGTTCTTGCGGCGCTAAAGTTCACATTGTGGTTAATATAAACCATTCCCGGATTTGAAGCGTTTGATGTCGCACCAATCAACAAAGCGCCATTGGAGTCAAAACGAGCAACTTCATTAACACTTCCGCCTGATGTTCTGGTTTTGAAAATCATTTGAGTTGCATTATTTGAACTAAATGTATTTTGAAACCAAATGCCCGCTACCGCATTAGCTGTGTCCCCCATAACAAAAGCAGGTTCTGTTGCATTAGGGGTAATCCATTGAGCCGCAACTGGCCCATTGACATTTAATTTAAAGTTTGGGCTTGTAAGACCAATACCCAACTGACCGCTGTTGTTCAGCGTCATTGCTTGGGTAAAAGAGACTGTTGCCCCAGCAGTACCGCTAGGCGCAATAAACCATTTATGAATCCCAGAAATTTGATTGTAATTAGTAGCGTAATCGGTGGTGATGTATTTCCAATTTGTATTGTCGTAGTAGGCGTTTGAGGTGTATGAGCCACCATAAAAACCGCTATTGCTTATTAACGCATAGTTACCCACTTGCACAGCTTTTTGGCTGTTTCCCCAAGCCGCTGGCGTAACCCCTAGTCCTAGGTTGCCGGAGGAGTCGAGGGTCATTCTGTCTGTGCCAAATGTGCCAAACACTAAATAACCATCATTACCAGCCAAACCACGGTAAAAATCCATGTAGCTGTTTATGTTTGTCCCATTGAGATAATCCAAATACAAACGGTATGCTGATGATGACGATGTTGCTCCGTTTCCAGATTTCAAACGCAACGTAAAGCTTGTTCCAGCACCTTGCCATTGTTGTGCAATCGTGTTTGTACCAACGCTTACATCCAACTTATAAGAAGGCGAACTTGTCCCAATACCCAGACCTGTGCTGGTCAGGCGCATTTGTTCGGCGGCGGATGAGTAAAAGGCTAAAGCAGATGCTGAACTGTCGTATACAAGACGACCTGCGCCAATGCTATTTTTGTTTCCAAGATATACCGATGCCGTTGATGTAGAGCCTGAAGTAACCGCAATAGATGCTGACTGTGTCGCTACAAAGTTTCTTTGGAATAAGCCTACCTCACTACCATCAAGTGTGGGGTTACCTTCACCAGACGCTTGAACAGCATATAAACGCAAAGTGCTACCCAGTGTTGCACTACCAATACCCAAATTCGTGCCATCAAACACCAGCGCAGACCCCGTAGTCAGCACCTTAGAGCCGTTCAAATAGGCTACACCGTTGGCTGTGCCGCCAGACAACGTAGTCGTAGAACTTGTTGACAAAGTGGTGAACGAACCTGCTGCCGCAGTTGTGCCACCTATTGCAGGAGGAGAAGCTAGGTAAGTGCTAAACCCCGTGCCTGACACCGTGCTAGAGGCCGACAACGTGGTAAACGCACCCGTGCTAGCAGTAGTAGCACCCACAGTTGTACCGTCAATCGTGCCACCAGTGATGGTTGCGTTGCTTGTAGTGACGTTACCCGTGAAGGTAGAGCCTGTTAGGGTTAACCCTGTAACAGTGGTGGTGGTATTACCCAGATACAGGTTAGTGCCACCCAGCGTGATAGCGGTAGCAAAATTAGAGTCCAGTTGCGACAGCGGGATAGAGCTTGTCGCGGTAGCAAAGGTATACGGTACAGACATCTTAGAACCTCACTCTTAATTCATGTTCAAACTCAAACGTGTTCACTGTGAACGGTGACGAGTTTGCAGTCAATGTTAAACCCAAGTATTTGCCATACTGTTGTGCGTCTGACTTGTACAGCGCATAACCAGCAGAGAAAGTCCACGCAACTACCTGACTACTGTTGTTGACCCACGCAATCGTAGTTCCACTGTTGTTAGTCCAGTTATCGTAGTTGTTAAGTGTGTAAGTAGGACTACTGCCAATCTCACTATCCACCGTCACCATCAGGCTGGTAGCGTTCGTAATAGTCGCTTCAATAGCAAACTTCAGTGCTTGCTTGGTACGAATGGCATCTGCCATAGGTTGCAGCGCAGTCTGCACGTACATGGGCACATTTACAGACTGTGAAGCATACAACTGGTACAAGTTAGTGCCATCTGTGCCGTACAAGTTGATCTTGCCTTGATAAGGAGCAGAAGTGACGTTTGTCAGGCTACCCTGAGATGACAAAAACCATTTTTTTTCAAAAAACACCGCTTGTATAAAGCGAGGTGAGCTTGAGTAGCCCTGACCACCCGTGTACCAGAAGTTAAAAGCCGCACACAACAGGTTGTTGATAATGACTTGCCCACCTGAC